ATGCCTGCAGAGCTACCTAGAGGGATACAGCTGTACCGGGGAGCGTACCGGGTGAGAGTGAGCTACCAGGGCAAGCGCCACATGGTCGGAAGCTACCGCAGCCTGGCTGAGGCTAAAGCGGCCCTCACCCTCGCTAAAGCTGATATCGTCCGGGGCACTTACAAGACCCCTGAAGAAGTACAGGGCGAGAGGCAGGCCGCGCGCGAGCGGGAGGCTGCAGCCCTGGCTGTGGCGAAAGCCCTTGAAGAAAAAGAGCTGACTGTCTCCGCCTGGTCGGAGCAGTGGTTAGGCCAGCTGATCGAGACAGGCCGAAGTGACGGCACACTACGTACCTACCGCTCCACTCTCTCCCGTCATATCCTCCCGGCCCTGGGCCGGAAGCGCTTAGGCGAGGTTACCCAGGATGACGTAGATCGGCTGCTCCGATCCAGGAAGACTCCAGCGGTGCGCACCAACGTTTCGCGCGTCCTTCGCTCCCTATATCTAGCGGCCGTGGATCAGGGCGTGGGCGGCCTGAACGCGGTGCCTTTCCGCCTCCACGTCCCAAGGCCGCAGGTCGCCCGAGGCCTCGACTCTTCCAAGGTGGCCACACCCGAGCAGGTGCGCGCCTTGGCTGAAGCCCTGCCAGACTACCTCTCCCTAGCCGCCTATCTCGCGGCCATCATGTCCCTGCGTCTTGGCGAGGTCCTCGGCCTGCAGCGCGGTGATTTCGAGGGCTTGGACAGTCCAGGGCTCGCGGTGCTCCACGTGCGCAGGCAGTGGAACTCCAAGGCGTATGGCGGCGGGGCCTCGTACTCTGCCCCGAAGGCCGGTAGCGAGGGCGTTCTCGCTGTACCAGAGGAACTCGCGGCCCAGGTTCGCGCTCACCTGGAGCGCTGGGTGGGCGGGGCCAAGGCTTCCCCGCTCTTCCCGTCGGCGGCTGATCCCTCCCGCCCGATGTCTCAGACGCGGTTTGATGAAGAGTGGAGAGCAGCGAGGGTGAAAGCTGGTATGCCCACATTCCGCTTCCATGATCTGAGGCACACGGGGCTGACTCTATACGCCCAGGCCGGAGCGACGCTCTCGGAGATCATGGCTAGGGGCCGCCACAAACACCCAGAGGTTGCGGTGCGCTATCAGCACGCCACTTTGGAGCGTGATAGGGCCAATGCTGCCGTGCTCGGCGCGGCTTTTAGCGCCTAAAAAGCCTTGGAACGGTCGAAAATAGAGCAAGTATCTTCGACCGCTCCAAGGCGGATGTCACAACCATAGCAGCCTCAAGGCCCACTGACACGAAAAAACCGCCCTCCGCCTCCACACAAGGGAGACAGAGGGCGGTTTAATCACTCTCCGCGCGGATTACTCCGCAGACGCTCAATCTCACGCCACAGGCGCTCGTGCTCGTCGTGAGCCTGAGAGTCCAGCGTCATGCGCTCCGAGCGGTCTTGATGCTGGGCGGCCTGGAGCTGGTCGAGAACCTGCCCGTGGGCCGTCAGCTCTTGCCCGAGCAGACGCTGAGTGCTCGCGATCCCATCGAGCTTCACACCGAGCAGATCAATATCATCACGCAGGTTCGTGTGATGATTATTTGTCGTCTGCTCTTTCGCGTCATGAGCCAGTTCGCGGATCGACTCTAGTTTTTCCTGGGTTTTCCGGTGGCTTTTCGACACGGCACCGACCGCGCCGAACATTCCGCCGATGACACCACCGCAGGCCGTGACCAATCCACCTATAGCCGTTATCCACAGCGGATCGTGGAAAGGCAGGCCGTTGGTGATGATGATGTATCCGGTAGTCACTCCGAGCCTTCCTCGCTTACGTGGCGCGGCTCGTACGACTCACCGCCCGGGGTTGCGCGTCCCACCCAGTCGATGACTCCGAGACTCTTCAGCACCGTGAAAGCCGTCGCGGCGGCGGCGATCACAACAGAGGCCTGGGAAGCGATGAGCTGCCAGGACATGGGGTACGCGCCAGCCCACCAGACGACCAGGGAGAGCACCAGGCCCGCGACCAAGACCAAGACGCGGCGGCGGGCAGAAGTCCAGTAGGGCTTGTCCAGGGCTGCCTGGACTAGCGGCCAGGCGAAGCCCACCAGCCCGCAGGTGATCAGCGGATCAAAGTTAAGTCCGAGCATGTTCAGATCCCTTCCCCTCGGTTCAGCTTTTCTTGTAGGGCGCGCGTGGTGGCTTCGCCCCAATAGCCATCGGCTTCTACTCCCAGGCGCTCTTGGAGCGCGCGGACCGTGGCCGGGCCGAGGATCCCGTCGTCAGTCACGCCCAGGCGGCGCTGTAACTCTGCGATCATCTGTGAGCCGTCGCCTCCGCTGGTCCACTGCCAGCCCGGCGCACCGTCAGCGGCTGGTACGTACTGACGGTTTTCGGCGTACTGATCGGAGATCACACCGTCAACAGGCGTGCCCAGGGCCGCCTGCAGCGCTCGGATCGTCTCAGGGCCGGGCACGCCATCGACATCCAGCCCGTGGGGCTGCGCGGCTGGTGCCTCGGCTCGAACCTCGGTGCGCGAAACGGTCGGTGCGGTGCCTCCGGTCAGTTCGTCGTAGAAGCGCTGCGCCTCGGCCATGTAACGCTCCCGGTGGGTGGTGGCAAGCCGGCCAGGGCAAGCCGTCGAACTGAAGTATTGGTGCGGGAAGACGTTCACGCACCACTGCGGGCGGCCAAGGTTGTATCCCCAGCACAGCGCCGCGACCAGGCGAGCACCAGCGATCACCGTCTCATCTGAGATCGGCCAGCCTTCGTTTGGGCCTCCGCAGTTCGCGTGCTCCACGCCGATGGAGGATGAGTTAGCCGCCCAGGATCCGGCGTGCCAGGCGGTGTCCCAGTCATGGACCAGCTGGCCCACTGTTCCGTCCTCGGTCACCTGGTAGTGCGCCGAGGCTTCACGCGACTGCCAGACGTTATAGATATCGTCGACAGACAGGCAGCCAGCGTTGTGGTGGATGACCACCTTGTCGATTTCGTGGCCGTCGCGGCCTTGGGAGAAATGGCGGGTGAGGAAGCGCTCCACATCCGCACGTAAGTTCTGGTAATCCATATGATCTGCTCCTTAAAAACTGTGTTGGTGAGGGGATGGCTGAGGGGTTAAAGACAGGTCACATAGGGCCTTCAATGTCAGAGTGAACCACTCCCGAAGGGTTGCGGATTGCCGGGTCTACGCGGTCGACCAAGAGACCACGGTCTCCGCCCGCAGCCTCGTACTCCTCGAACAACGCTTTAAGCTTGGCGGGAGAATTACTGATCACAGACCGGTGGTTGATCTCCCGGTCCACCATGGCCCGAAGAGACCACAGATCATTGTCAGAAAGAACTGCGATATCAACTGATTCATGAGTGGTGGTGTTAGTGAAAGTGGCCATGTGGGAAGCTCCTAGCTCTTGATGATGTAGTTGATAACGACGTACGGCGGGAGGTTGTTGTGGGGCTGCCCGGAGCCGGTTGTCCCGGTAGCCGTGTCTTGGTTGGTCAGACCGTCGTTCGCAGCGTTAGCCATCCAGCTACCGCCGTCGTGGTTGAGTCCTACGAACCACTGTTGCCCGTTCTTCTTTTGCTTGTCGTGCCAGGCGCGATCGTTCCCGGAGTGCTGGTGAGCGGGCATCTCGGCGATAGTCAGCGTGTGCTTCTCTTCGCCTCCCTTGCCGCCGAGGGAGGCAAAAGTGCCGGTGTCCTTGCCTACCGGGAAACGCCCGCGCAGGTCTGGGAGCTGGAAGTTAGACCCATACCCGCCGTAGGTGGTACCAATCACCGCGTACAGCTCCGGAAAGTCAGTGGAGGACACCGAACGTCCGTCACAGATCAGCCAGCCAGCGGGAGCGGTAGAGCCCGCGAACATCGTGATGGTTCCAGCCGGGAGCTTCGCGTCTACACCTGCAGGGCCTCGCTCACCGGTCGCGCCGCGTGGCCCGGTAGGGCCAGCCGGGCCAGTAGGCCCCGGGTCTCCCTTATCACCCTTGATCCCGCCATGCTTGCGGATGTCATCTTGGACAGCGGCCTTGAGGTCGGCGACGGTCTTAGCATCCGCCTTAGTCTGCTCTGCCTTGGCCTTCGCTTCGTTCGCGGCCTGGATGGCCTGGGTTCGGGCGCTCTCGGCGGCTCCCTTCGCCTGGTCAGCGCCGTTCTTGGCGGTCAGCGCGTCGGTTCGCGCCTGGACTGCCTGAGTCTTAGCAGTCTCAGCCGCGCCCTTCGCCTGGACGGCCTGGGTGGAGGCTTCCCGCGCCTGGATGATCTGAGTGGTGATCTTCGAGGTCTCGGCCTGCAGGCGGGTGAGTTCGCCAGCGTCGACGATCTTCACGATGCCTGGCTGAGCGTCGACCGGCGCGGCCTGGGAGAGGTCGACCGTCGTATCTTTAGGCAAAGCCATGTAGAAGGGCGCGATATCCAGGTCGCGCCGTCCCGTGATCTCGACCTCCCACACCCATTCTGAGGGGTCGATCAGCGGGCCGTCGGTGGCGAGCAGTACCACGCCAGGCGTGCCGTCCTCGCCTCGGAGCACTCCGTCAGCACCCACCTTGACCTTCACGGTGCGTGGTAGCACTGTCAGCGGCGGATTACCCTTGAAGCGGATGATCGGCGCGGTCGGTCGAAAAACGACGGTGAGGGTTGACGCGCCGTTCAGGTCAGGGGCTTTATCAGCGTCTGTTCCGTCTTGGAGTCCGTCAACCAGCGTGCCGGTCACACGGCCATATCCCAAGCCTTGGGGGTAGGGGATGAGCGTCACTTAGAGGCCTCCTTCTCGGCTTCATGGAGCTTCTTCAGGGCCGCGTCGCGCGTCAGTTCGGCGATCACAGCACGCCGGAGCAGCTCTGCGTTTTCACGGGTTAAAGCGTCGATCACTTCATCGGCGCTCAGGGCGATATCAGTCATTTTTCAGCCTCCAGTAGCTTCTGCTCGGCTGCCTCCAGCCGGGCTGATAGGTCTTTGACGATCGGGATAAGAAGAGTCCACAGACGGTCGTAGCGGACACCCGAGGTTTGGCCGTTCCGGTAGGTGACGTACTCGGTTAGTCCGGCTTCCTCCACTTCTTCGGCGACCAGGCCGGGCACGCGGGTGGGCAGCTGGCTGTGAGCATCCCACTTGCCTGAGCCCGCGCCTCCCGGCGCGTGATCCTCCAGGTAGTTCGCGTACGCCTCGTACTCGGCTCGGTCGAACCAGTCGCGCGGCTGCAGATCGAGTACTCGCTCGGGGTGCTCGACGGTCGCAATACCCATCTTCAAGCGGCGCGCAGAGCCTTGATAAGCCACGCTCCAGCCCTGGCCGTTAGAGCCGCCCACGATGGCCAGCGGGATGCCTCCCGAGGTCTGTCGGATACCTTCGAGTCGGATTTCGCCGCCATTGCGCACTTGCAGAGCGATGTTCCCTGACTTTGAGTAGACATCGATGTAAGCGTCTGCAGCCATACGGATATGGCCGTCGTGGCCGGACTCAATACTTGAGTGGTTTGGGCCAAACAGCGTGCCCAGGCTCCATTTCGAGCCTTCACCGAGGGCCAGTTCGGCGCGGCCGGACTTATTGATCTCCTTCTCATTACCGGAGATGACGAAAGCTCCCACCTCATACGCGCCGGAATAGTTCTGCTCTTCCGGATCGACGATGAAAATGGAGCCGTAGTTTTTCGTCCAGTTCTGTGTAGTACCGAAGCGCAGTTCGACGCGCTTTCGCGCGCCCTCCGGCTCAACCACGATGTGACTACCGCCGTCAGCGGCGTTCCAGCGGGTTGACCGGCGGTTCATCTCGACCAGGGTTCGGCCCAGGTGGAGCATTTTCAGGGTGTCGTCCTGGATCCGCAGCCCTTCGGCTGAGTCCGCGTTCGTGCGGATCAGGCCGCCGGTGATCGTCACGCCCGAGAGTTCACCGGTCTGGCCGGTGATACGCACGGTCTGCCGTCCCAGATCGTCATATGCGACGATGCCGGAGCCGTTGAGCTTCACGCCACGGTCACGTTGCTTGCTGGTCTGCAGCACGCCGCCAGTAATCAGGTACTCGTCGAGTGCTCCCACGCCCGTCTTGGACACGTCTACCTGGACGGGTGTTACCGCAGACCAGGGGCCTTCGTTTCCGGACAGGTCTACGGCCCGGATACGCACGTAATACCAGTTCAAGGGCTTGAGTCCCGCCTGGTACCAGGTGAGGTTCCCCGCGGCTGCAGCGGTCGCGGACGGTGCGGCCCCGGTCGGTGAGGTGGACACGCTGATATCCCAGTGGTCTACGTCCGGAGGCATCGGAGCGCCAGCGGTGCTCAGCCCGCTGGACTTCACACAGATCACTTCGCGGTCACAGGTCACGGTAGGTGCTTCAGGCTTCGGCGGTGCCTCGCTGTCGCGTGCCAGCGTGACGGCAACCGGCTGGCTGAAGCCCGACAAGGCCCTCTGCCTGGTGACTGCCTGAACCGAGACCGTCCAGCGTTCGCCAGGCGTGCCCTCCATACTGTAAAAGTTGCTCGACGCTTCCCTATAGAAGTCAGGTACGTTAGGTCGAGTAACCTTCACGCGGTAGCTTTCCACCGTGACGTTCTTACCGTCCACTGTGTCCTTGACAGGCTCCCAGCGAAGCGAGACCACGCTACGGGTAAAGCCATCCGGCGTGATGTAAGCGTCTGAGGTGGCTATCAGCCCGGTGGGAGTCCTGGGGGTTCCCTGCTCGCCGTCCGCGCCTCGGAAGGTCACGGGCGAGTTTTCACCGCCCACCATGCCGTCCGACAGGTCGGTGGTCTTGCGTGCCAGCCGCTCTAGGATTGCTTGAATACGGGTACCAAGAGTGTCAAAGCCGCTAATCTCGCCGTTCTCGTTGACCGTGAGGCCTGCCTCGACGATCCGGAGCTGTCCGGCTGGAGTTTCCACCCAGTCGCCCACCTGGTAGTCGCTCCACAGGCAGGGAGCGTCAGGGGTGAGAGACCATTCACGCCGGTGCTGCTCTAGGGGTGCTTCGCCTCGTTTGAGCAGTTCCTCTAGGTAGAGGTTCGCGGTGGGTTCGAGTTTGACCTGGCCTTGCTCGCTCCACCTTTCGATACGTCCGAAAGCGTTGAAAGCCGCCGGATTCTCCCGCTCGAAGATCACGCCGTTTTCTCCTCGGAACCGGGCGACAGTCGCCAGGCTTTCCAGGCTCACGGTCTGCGGGGTGGAAGTGGCGAAAGCGTCCCGGAAACGGATGTTTTCGAGCCTTTTCGACATCTCGGTGTCCGAGTTGTAGACCTGCAGCTCGCGGCCCGAGGTGCGCCAGTCCACTGCTCCCTTCGAGGCCAGCCAGTCGAGCACCTTCTCCAGCGAGGCGGAAGGCGTGAAGCTGTTCGCGGCGTTCTTGCCCCACGTGTGGCCGGAAGAGTCTACCTGGCCGGTGAAGCGGTAGGACAGACCAGGTGCCCAGCCCTTGGCTCCGCCTCGCTTCTTGGCCGCGTCCATGAGGGTGTGGAGCATGAGGCCAGGTGATTGCGCGGAAAAAACGCGCTTGCCTTCCTCATCTCCGGCGGTAGGCTCCCAGACGCTCGCCCAGCGAAGCGCGCTAGAAATACCCACGTAGGTGAGACGCAGGCCGTCTCCAGACTTCACGCGATCCAGGGACTGATTGGCCGGGAAGAAACGGCAGGAAAACGGTTCAACCCACTTGCCGTTGATCTTGGCTTCCAGCGCGATCTCACTACGGGTGTAGAGGCGCTTTAGTAGGGTTGAATCAGCCGCGCCGTCAGGGAGGGAGACGCTGAGGGTGGAGTGCGAGTTCAGCGGGTGCACCCATGAGAGGCTGGAGTACTCGGTGACGGTGGCGATCTTCTTGCCCCATGGCTCGTACAGGGCGAGTCGGATTTTTTCGATCACTCGGTTACTCCTTATCTACAGGTACGTAGCGGACACATAAGCGCTGAGCTTCCCAGCGAGGTTTTCCGAGCCGTCCACCCGGGCGGTGAACTCGTACTCGCCGAGGGCGTTAGGTAAGAGCGGTTCTGACTCACTGACCTGGACGGTGGAGACCTCAGCCCTGGCTGGAGCCTTCCACCATTCGCGCGCGTCACCGTCCACTCTCCAGCTCTTCCATCCGTCGACGACCAGGCGCGCACCTGCAGGCAGGCTGCCTCCCCACGCGCAGACCACGCGGTCACCCTGCTTGATCTCTAGGCCGCTTACCGGGCCTTTAACGCTCCACATGGGGCGCGCTGGGCCAGTGCACCCCGAGAGGGTGGCCAGAGTGCCTCCAGTGACTATTTCTTCTTCCGGCTCGGCCTTCCAGACTCCCTCCAAGAGGGTGAGGATCAGAGAGACTTTGAGCAGCCCGGGTGAGTGCTCTTCGGTGGAGCTGCCAGCTGTGACGACGCAGCGCTGGGAGGCGAGCTGCCCGGCGATCATCATCGAGACGGTGGTTTCCCTGCCCACCTGGAGCGCGTTGTAGAGGTCAGCGAGGTTCCGATCCCTCTGGGTGCGGCCTCCCTGGCCTCGGCCCGCGTCCGTCACATGGAGCTGTAGGGCCATCTGGGAGGATCCGAGACGGGCACGCTCCCTCGGGAAGAACACGCCGTCCGCCATGGGAGCCTGGGTGAGTCCAAGCTCCATAGGGGCGAGCGGGCGTTCTCCAGTGGCGTGGAGCAGGTACCAGCGGCCCTTGGGGTCGACCATGGGCACGCCGGAGATCTGGAAGCCGCGCGTGGGCTTAGATGCCATTTATAGACTCCCTACCAGGCGGGCCAGGGCCGCGCCTTCGCTCTTGTATTCACTGTCCGGTTTGGTAAACGCGGTCTGGATATTCTGGGTAAAGTTGACGAGCGTCTGGGCCGTCGCTGAACGCTCCGCCTGGCCCTCCGAGGCGCTCCCGTTCGCGTGCTGTGAGACGCGCCCCGGTAGGTAGGTGCCTCCGAAGCGGCTTGCGACCTCAGCCAGGATTCGTTCACTACGGCGGCGCTTCATCCGGGACAGCGGGATGTAGGCCTCGCCTCCGGTTTCTGGTTCGGCCCACAGCCTCATCGCACCGGCTGGCGCGATCTGCGCGAGGTGGTTTTCCACACCGTTCGCGAAGCCATAGACGGGCGGGCGGATGCCGCCGTTAGCGAACGTGTCCGGGAGCAGCTGAGCGCTTTCACCGTGCTTGCGGTAGTACACGTCGATATAGGACGACAGCGAGTTGATGTATCGCTGTGCCTGCTCGGCTTTCGCCGAAGCATAGTCATTCGCATAGATCGACATTGCAGCCGAGGTGTTGTCGCCTTGGTTTTTTGACGCTGCCAGCACTTGCTGGAAACGGTTGTTGTTCGCGTCGATAGTCATTACGCCGGTAGACGTGTTGACTTGAGCCAGTCCGGCGATCAGCTTCGCGGTGGCCGGTTCACGGTTCGCGTCGATAGCGAAAACGCCGGTGGACACCTCCACCAAACCAAGGGTTTGCGCAAGCTGCGCCACAGCCGGACTGTTGTTCGCGTCCAGCGTGAGCACGCCGTTCTTCTTGGAGGTGGTTTCGATGAAATCGTCGATAGCGCGCTTACCCGCCTCGGTGTCAGCCGTGAACGTCATTTGCTTGACTTCAGGGATGCCGCCCAGGGACTTGATGAGTTCGTTAATCTGCTCCCTCGGCACGCCCGCTTTCTCGGCCATCTCGGCCAGCGCCGTGCTCCACTCCTGGGTTTTAGCGCTCGCTTCTTCCTGGGTGTGGCTGGTCTTCTCGAAGGCTCGGGCCTCATCCTGGATTGCTTGAATCTTGTCGCGCATACCTTGGACAAACCAGCGGTTGTTCTGGTTGAAAATGTCAACCTTGCCGTTAGCGTCGGTCATGACCTGGCCGTGCTCTTCAATCGCCTTGTTCAAGCGGTCTGAAGCGTCGATATTCCGCAGTTGCGCGTCAACCAGGCTGCCCTGGGCGGCGTTCTGGGCGCGCATCGCGTCGGTGGCCTTGTCGATGGCTTGCTGGCGCTGGCGCTCGACCTCCACTGCGCGCTCGGCCTCGCTCACGCTCTTGCGTGTTTCATCCTGAGCGCGGCGTAGTTCGTCGCCCTGAGACTTCAAGCTGTCCGTGACCTTCTCGACGTTTGGGTCAAGCTTGTTCTGGGCGTAGGCGTAGGCTGAGACGGCGTTAGTGCCGTCCATGTATGCGGTTTCCGTTTTCTCGGCCTCAGCGCGCTTCGCTGCCAGGGTCTTGTTGACACGCTCCATGGCTTCGCCTTCGCCTGCCACGGCTCGGACGTAATCGTCTGCAGCGCCTCCCAGGGCCACATACGCGGCTAACGTTCCGTCCTTCTCGGCCTTGTTCCGCACCAGCTCGCGAGTGTTTGCGGTTACAGCTGCCGTTGTACGGTCGAGCGTTTCCTTGTACTCTTCCACGCGCTGGGTGGTTTCTGCCTGCTTCTGGGAGTAGGCGGCGAAAGCGGCTGCGAGCAGCGTTACTGCTCCGAGAGCGAGGTTAGCGGGAGAGAGCAGAGCGCCGAAAGCACCGGCCAGGGCCGAACCGGCGTTTTTAGCGAGGGTGGAGAGCTTGAAAACACCGTTGCCAGCGTTAGCAGAGGATTTGCCCACCTCAGTCAGTGCGTTACCGGCGTTTTGAGCGGCAGGGCCGAAAGTTTTCAGCTCGTTGCTCGCGCTCTTCGCGGCTGGAACGATGTTCGAGGCCAAGGCTGTGCCCAGCCCGGTCGTGCTCTTTTCAGCTTTGCCCCACACCGTGCCCATCTCCTGGGCCTGGGCGACCAGGGCGGAGATGACGCGGCTACCCGTGCTGCCCAGGTCGGTGAGTTTCGAGACCAGCGGGCCGAGCGGGCCGTGGAGGGCTGCCAGAGCCGTGACGGCTGCCAGCACCGGAGTAGGCAGGTTCACAAAAGCCGCTGCCAGCTCAGCTCCGGCTGTAGCAACCGGGGCCAGAGCAGAGAGTACCGAAACCAAGGCCGGGGCCAGGGGTGAAATGTTCGTCAAGAACGTTCCGAGGCCTTTCGCGCCGGACTCCAGGGCAGGGGAGAGGTCTTTAATGAGCCGGATTGCTAGGTCTGCGAGCTGCTTCGCGGTGGAAGCGAGAATCTTTTCGCCCGGCTTGAAAGCCTCACCGAACGCGCTGCCCGCCTTGCGCAGCTCGGGGCTCGCGGCGATGAGGGCTGCCACACCCACCGTGAGCGGCCCCATGGCTGAAGCCAGCTGGCCTATCACCGGGATAGGCTGGAGGGCGAAAGCCATGAGGGCGGCTGTCGTTCCGCCGATCAGAGGCGTGTATGAGGTCAGCTTCTCCAGCTGCGCACCGGCGCGGGCTGCGTCGAACTTCTTCAGCGCACTGTTAGCCGCGTCCAGGCCTTTGGAAATGTTCTTGAAAGCGGGGCTGAGGAAGTCTTCAATACCGCCTTGGGCTTCTCGCAGGCGCTTCTGGAACGTACGGAGCACGTCTGCGAGCTTGTTGCCCCATTCGACTGCTCGGCCGCCTCCGGCTGGGTCGATGAACATTTTGCCGATATCCGCGCCAATATCGCGGTTAGCAGCCTTAATACGGTCTGCAGCTCCAGACCACTGTTGCTTAATCGCGTCGGTGGCCCCGCCGAACTTCTCCATCATGCCCTTGGTCAGGGCATCGATAGCCTGGTCTGCGTCGATCTGATTCTTGGAGATCATCGCCTTGACTTCGGCGGATGACTTGCCGAAAGCCTTACCGATAATCTCAGCCGCGTTGATGCCTCGCTGGCCGAGCTGGATCAGGTCTTGGCCGGTGATCTTGCCAGCCGCCTTGATCTGGGCGACCACGAACGCCAGGTCTGCCAGTTGCTGCGAACCGCCACCGGAGGCGGCTACCGCGTTCTGCATCGCGTCGAGCAGTGGGATGACCTTCTCGACCTCCACGCCGAAAGCAATCAGCTGTTGCTGAGCCGAGATAAACGTCGCTTTGCTAAACGGCGAGTTTTGGGCGAGCTTGCCGAGCTTCTCCATCTGCTCGTTAACAGCTTTTTGGCTGCCGAGCATGGTTTTCAGGGCCGCGTTCGCGTTTTGCTGCATGGCGTTGTACGCCAGGCCGGTGCTCAGGGTGTTCTTGCCCAGGGCGGCCACGCCTACCGTGGTTGCAGCTGCAGCTGTGGCGGCGACCTGCAGGGAGGCTTTCGCGCTGCGGCCCAGGGAGTGGAACACACGGTCTACAATCCCGCCCTGGGTTTGCACATCTGCGGTGAAACGCTGAGTGCGGCGGGTTGCCGCGTCCATCCCGGCTGTGAAGCCCTTGTCATCGACCGTGATTTTTGCGATCAGGGTTCCGAGATCGAGTTGACTCATGGTGCGTTTCACCTTCCATTATTCGGTTTAGCTAGGTGGCGGGAAAAGCCGGGCGAGACGGCTATCCGGGATGTCGAGCAGGCGCATAACCAGGGAGTGGAACCACGGCCAGGGCGAGTCCATGGCCTGCCAGTCCGCCAGGCCGTAAAACTGTTGGAGATCTGCGGCTACGTACTCCCAGCGGGCTGCGATCTCAGTCCAGGTGGGCGCACTGTCTTGGGGCTGCGGTGAGACGGGCTTCAGGTCTTCTGGGATCCGGTAGTCCTCGTATAGCGGCGTGCCGTCGTCGCAGTGTCCGACGATCTCACCCACGCCATACGGTGCCCACTCTTGGGGTGTTACAGGGCTTTTGGGGAGCTTTCCTCAGTCTGGAAAGCATGAGCCATGAACAGCTCTACGGCGGCCTCATTACCGCCGTTAGACCAGTAAATCAAGGCCGCCTGGGTGGCCAGGAAGATGAAGGAAGCCGGGCAGTCCGAGGCCGCGAGTCGGTCGTACTCAGCTTCGCCGAGCAGCATCTTGGACAGTTCTTCGTTGGTCTCGGGCCAGCCGTCGATTTCGATCTCGCCCTGGGCGGTTCCGGCGGCTTCGTCGCCCACGCGCTTCAGGAACTTCTGGATGAGCAGCCCGGTTCGGGTGTTCGGCACGGGGCTTGTAATCTCCCAGTCGCCGATTTTGAGGGTGAGAGGCTCGTAGGGTGCGTACTTTGTAAGGTCAAGCATGAGGGGAGGTGCCTTTCAATAAAGAGGGGTATATGAGAGGCCGCCCGCCTCTGGGAGAACTGTGCAGAGGCGGGCGGTGTGCAGGGTAGCGATCAGGCGGGTTGCACTTTAATCGTCTCGGGGTTGACGATCTTATTGCGCGCGCCCTGGCCGTTCAGAGTGAAGTTCCAGCCGGAAAGCTCGGCGTTACCGGTGGCTGCGCGTTCAACGCTCACGGTTGCGGTAATCTCGTAAGCTTCCTTGGGGTTCGGCTTACCCTTGACGGGCTTATCGTAGTAGCGGACCTTCACAACGCCGAGGCTGCCCACAGAGTCAGGGGCGGTTGCCGCCAGAAGGGTTTCGACCTCGGGTAGGAAGTTGCCATCGGCGAGTCGGTGCATCTGGACGTAGAAGGACAGTGACGGGGTTTCGCCGACTCGGACCGGGTGGTCTGCGCCGTTATCGTCGTAGGTGGCCGCGTCAACCTCCTTGGGTGAAACCGTGGGGTTCACCGAGGAAATGAAGCGGATAGGCCGCCACGTATTCGATTCGGCGTCGTAGATATCAACGCCATACTCATACGAAAAGCCGTACTGTGTTTTTTCTGTGGTTGCGGAAGTGGTTTCGGAGGTGACTCCGGGCGTTCCCTGGGGTTCAGGCATGGTTTAGTTTCCTTTCGTGTGGAAGATTAGTTGAAAGTTGTCTGTGCGATGGTCGAGGCCTTTTTCATCGGCTCCGAGCTGGGCGGTGGACAGATGGACGCAACGATCCACGCGGAGGCTTCCCCACTGGGCGGCATGCACTCCGTGGAGAGCTTCCACTGCTCGGTCTGCGAGAATGTCAGCGGTGGGAGAAGCGCGAACGTGCACCTGGAAGCTGACCATGACGGTATCGCTGCCTGGGAGAGGTAGGGCCTGGCTGTAGACGTTGACGGCGGCCGCCGTGTCCCATTTGGCGGGCAGTCGCTTGGCCGTTACGGGCACCCGGCCCGCCTCTGGCTTGTACTCGATGTTCCCGCCTGGGTAGTAGAAGATCCCAGCCTCAGCTAGACGCACACACACCGCGTCGATGACTTCAGCGAGCACTGTTAGCCTCCTCTCGCGATGGTTGCGGAGATGATCTTCAGCACGGTTGGTGCTTCAGAGTTCATCGGATCCTCCAGGTACTTGGCCTTGCCGCCCTTGGGGTGTCGGTAGCCGAGTTCTTCGTGCTGACGGACCGCGTAGGGCCGGTTAAAAGTCACAGCCGCCTGGATCAGGCCCAAGCCGCTGAGGTTCACAGCCGAGGCGCTTCGGCGCAGGTCTCCTTCATCCACCGGTGCCTGGCGTACCGCCTGGGTTCGCAGGTGTTCGGCGGCTCGAATGACTCCGGCCTGGGCGCTTTCGCGTGACCTGGCTTTGACTAGCTCGCCTCGCCAGGTGCTTTTGATGACGATTCCCACGGTCACCTCACGCGAGGTTTACGCGCACGAAGCACGGGAGGTCTAGAGACATCGGCATGACGCTTTCAACCGAGACGACGGTGGTCTCACGTCCGGAAGGCAGTCGCACCATCGTTCCCGGCTCCAAGTCCTGCCTGGCTTCGGGTGGAATGGCCGCCTGGGCGGTGGAGACGATCTCAGCGCCGTTTGAGTCTCGAACTAGCTTGTTCTCTTCCACCACCATGCAACCAGTTACCTGCCGCTCTGGGCCTTTCTGGGGGCCATAAGCGGTTTCGACAGGCTGCCAGGCGGTGATCGTGTGCTCTCCGAAAATTTCTAGAATGTTCATCCGATCACCTCCGGCTGGGCGAGGTGGATACCCGCGAGCCCGAGAGTGAGCCGGGCCTCGAAGCACAAGGCCTGGGAGGCTTCCCAGCGTGCCTGGGCGGCCTGCTCGGCTCCCGCGTAGTGGATGGACGCGCCCATGAGCGATGCCTGCGTCACCTGGGTGGCCTTCAGGGCTTCGGCTCCAGGGGTGAGCTGATTTTCTTCCCAAAACGCCACCTGCATGTAGATCGCGTCTCGGATCGCTGTAGCTTCGCCCTCTGTGCCTCGGCGCGTACAGCACCGCAGGTAGGACTCGACCAGGCGGGCCGCGCTCTTGATGAGCCGGGCTGCGGTAGCCGTAGGCTCTTTTCGGCCTTCCAGCGTGCACCAGGTGGTGTACTCGGTAAGGTTCGGCGTTTCATCGGCCACGCTGGCCTCCCTTCCGTGGGCGGCGGACTGCCTCGGGTCCCCTCCGCATCGGGGCAGTCCGCCTAGTCTGAGCGGGTTCAGCGAACCTTGATGTTACGGAAAACCGCTGCGGCCTTCGTGGACTTCAGGGCGACGGCCACAGGGCCGAGTTCGACCTCACCGCGCTTGACCGCACCGGGAGTGGTGAAGTCCGGCAGGTACTGGCGGACCAGGTGGCCGGTGGTGGTGGCAACGCCGTGGAAGCCGTCGAGGGCGACGCGGTAGGCGTACAGGTCGGTCAGGCCGGTTGCTGCCTTGGAGCCAACATTGCGGTCGGTGACCTTGATGATCTGCTCCGAGGATCCGGCCATATCGCCTGCGTCCACCAGGATGATGTCGCCGTAGGTCTCGCGGTTGATCGGTCGACCGTTCGGGCCGAGAAGGCCTTCCACAGGGTTCTTGGTGTACATGCCAGCGCGGCGGGCCGCTGCGCGGACACGGGCGAGCACCTGCTTGTTACCAACCAGGACGGTGGGCGTGCCGTCGAGCATCGAGAGGAACTCATCGAGCGCATCAAGGGCCTTGAAGGCCGCGCCGTTGGTATCAAGGTCGGTCCAGTCGGCCACCTTTTCCTTACCGTACTCGGTCGAGGAACCAGTGAGCGCCTTATCCAGGCCGTCAAAACCGTTCGCGTCCTTAGACACGTCGCCATTGATAACCAGATCCTGGAACTTGGCGCGTGTGGACTTGATCTTCTGTGCCATGTTCAGGGCGACGCTGCCGGAGGCTGCGGGGCCGAGAGAGGCGAGAACGCGGTCGACCGAGAAGGAACCGCCCATGACGGCCAGCGTCACGGTCTTGGTCTCGGTTGTCACGTTCTGGTCTGCGTACTCCGTGTTGTATGCACGAGTCGCTGCGGTTGCCTCAGTCTTGAGGCGGCGGTATCCGTAGGTCAGCGTCGCTCCGCCACCGGCGGGGTTAACTGCGGTGTCGAAAATCAGGGAGTCCAGGATTGCGGACTCCTTGCGGAACTCATCGATCACATTGAGGTCGATATCGTCAGTTGTATTCTTCTTGGACTCTTCGAGAGTGATTGCTGCCATTTTTCAGGCGGTCCTTTCTCTAGGTGGTTCAGCTAAAGCGAAGCGCGATAGCGTCTTGGAGATTTTTCGGCTTTTCTGCACCGCTCCCGGCGGGCTTATCGATTGCCGAAGCGCCTGAGACCGCCTGGGTCTTGGCGAAGTGTGGGTGGTCTTTCGTGAATGTGGTGATGGCGTTCTTGACGGCCTCAGCGTCCGCGAGGTCAACGTCTTTGAGCGCGGTGTGGAAGCTCTGGGAGTCGAGCAGGCGTGCCGGATCGGCAAGGTCACCTGCGGCCTTGTAAACCGCCAGCTCCAAGGCTGAGGCGCGCTCGGCGGCCTTGCTCTCGGTGAGCTTGGCGGTCAGCTGCTCGGCGGTCAGCTCCGGGGCTTCGTCGCTCTTAGACAGGCCGAGAGCCTTACTGATCTCATCGAGGACGGCTCGGCGGGCTTCTTCTGCGGCCTTTTCCTTACCGGCTACGCGGTCCTTAGCGGCTTCCTTGCGCAGGTCTTTAATCATCTTGCGCAGCTGTTCCGGATCGGAAGGCAGACCGTCGGTGGTGTCCTCGGCTTCTGCCTTGGTCTCTTCGGCCTTGGTGTCAGGCTCGGGAGTGGTTGCCTTGGTCTCCTCGGCCTTGGTTTCCTCGGCCTTGGCGTCAGGCTCGGGCGGGGTTGCCGCTTCACCTGAGGTGTTCTGCGAGGCTTCGAGCGCTGCGGTAAGCGCCGAGGCGAGTTCGGATGGAGTCACATTGTGCATGAGGGGATTGCCTTTCGTAGATCGGTTTGATAGGCTTGGGGGTGCCGGGCCGGTATCCCCCGCGAGCCTGAAATAAAGTGGCCAAGAGAAAGTGGAGGGCCGATAACCCGGCACTTTTGTTTTATCCGAGCGTTATTTCGGTAAGAACAGCTCCGTTTTCGGCTACTACCCAAAGCCTTCTTATGTGGTACGTCTCTCGGGCTTCGTTGTAGCCGCTTAGTCGAGCTTCGAGTTCTGGGTTAAGCCGACGTTTCCCTAGGTCGATGACGAAACAATCTTTAGTAACATCTTGTTTCTTTGCGTCTCGAACAGCATCCTTAATCGCACTGAATATCGTGCTTCGCTTCGCTTTAGGTGACTTAAGTTCGCACAGTTCATCGTCTTGGGTTAACCAAACGAAATCATTGGTGGGGAGTCCGTTCTTTGACTTGGGTATCCAACGTACTAGATGCCCCTTTTTCTCTATACGATCCAAAAAGTCAAGCTCTTTGTGGCTCAGCACTTGGTCCGGATCCCATCGCCCTAGTGCGTCTTTCAGCGCGCTGAGGTCGCTGGCCACACGGTCCATACGGCGCGCCCGGTCTAGTAGGTCTTCTACTAGGTCGGATCTTTTGTATTTCCGTATAAGGTCGTATGGGCTTGGTCTTGGGCCAATGCCCTTGGGCGGCTTCTTCGGCCCTGCGACTCGCGTCCAGGTGTGGAAGCCCGAGGGCTTCGGAACGGCTTCGCGGTAGGACTTTCGCTGCAGCTTGGGGTGCTCAGCGAGTAGTTCGCGGATCTGGGCTTGGTAGCCTCGGATAGCTGCCCGGGCTTTGCTCTCGGCTTCGCCGGTGATCGCTGCGACCAGTAGGCGTTTGTGCTTCCTGATCTCGCGTTCTAGGGCGCGCTGCTTTTGGCTCGCATCGTATGTTTCCGCGTCCCGAACACCCATCGTGCCTGGCTCGATCACCGTCGCACCCGGCAGGTAGAGGCCTTCGCTGTGTGTGCAGTTCGGGTGGTGCAGCCCGGCTGCTCGTGCTTCCTCCATCGTCCCGGCCACGTGAACGGTCACATAGCCATCGCCCACGGCTGAAGGCAGACGGTGGGTTCCGGCTGGATACATACCGGTGAGTGAGAGGACCTTATCTTGCCAAGGGGCGCACAGGCGGCAGGTGTACGTGTTCCCAGTGACCAGCACCAGGTCTTCGCCTCGGGCGATTAGTTCGCCCTCGTAGGCCGCGCGGAGTGAGTGAGCCGCGCCGGTGCGCGTGGCCATCTCGGCGTAGGTGTCGATATGCCACGTGCGGCCTGCCTTATCGGTGAAGCCGTCGATACCGCGTGCTGCGAAGCCGTTCAGCGCGTCTTGCGTCGCTTTGCGGCGCGTGAGGACACCCGTAGCGTTCAGCGCGGCTGGCGTGGAGATGATCTGTTGGTAGCTGTCGAAAGCGTTCCTGAGCGCGATAGCGGGCAGGTCTGCGAGGACGCGGTGCAGGTCGGAGGCGATTACTTCGAGAGCGCGCACGTTCGTGATTGGAACGCCGAGCGTTTCCGGGTGGTTCGCCAGGCGGCCCGCGAGGTCGCGCTCAGCCATGCCTTGGCCAGCCTCAGCCGCCTTATCCAGGGCGGTCTGCACAGTCGTTAAGACGTTTTGCCAAGGCTTGCCAAGCTGGCGCTGCAGGCGGGCGTAGAGTGCGCCGTATCGGGCGGCCATGTCGACCTCGTACCGGCTGCCTCCGCCCAGGCCTCTGTTCACGTCCCGTGCGATCTCCCAGATGAGCCTGACTTCGATCTGTGCGACCAGATCAGAGACGGTCTGGGCGAGGCTGTTCGCGTAGTCGGAAGGGTCTAGCAAAGCTGAGTATCTCCCTTCCGGCTACGTCAAGAGTTGAACGGCCTCCAGTCATCGGGCGATGAGAGCGGGTGCTCGTGCTGCAGGCGTTTAACCTCTTCCTGGATCTGGGTGTCATCCCAGTCAGGGTGGGCAAGCTCCACACTGGTTTGGAGGCTGAGGGCCTCGACTCCGCGCAGCGTGGCCACGGTCTGGGCGTTATCGGCGACGGTGGCTTGGTGGAGCTGCGGGAAGTCCACCGAGATGTCGGTTTCATCCAGGCCGGGGGCGTTGAAAAGTGCTCGGTCTGTTCGGAGCATCTTCACCAAGAGGGCCTGCACTGCGGGCTTTTCACAGCGGATCTTGCGCCCGCGAGTGGTCTCGGTTGTCGCCTGGCGTGCTCGGACTTCGGTCGCGGTGATGTCCGTGTCTTGGACTTCGCCGAAAGTGGCCATACTGTAGCGGGCGTTGCGGATGATCTGGCGCGTGAGGTCTAGCGCGGTTTGCTGGTGTTCCTGCCACCTGATTTGGAATTGCTGGGGTTCGGCTATCCCGCCATCTTTGAGAGCGCCGAAGCCCTCCAGCGGCGTGAACACTTCTCGATCCAGGTCGAAAGCTGGCACCTCGTTGTCGCCGCCAGGGCCGGTGTTTTCCAGCATCGAGCGGTCAACAATGATTCGAGCCTTGGCCAGGCGCACGTCTCGCATCCAGGCGCTATAGGTTTCGTCCAGTGCGTCGAAAAGCTGCTCGGAGCCTTCCAGGTCGGAGCGGCCCATGTAGCGGCCTTGCGGGTGGTGTCGCCAGCGTCGCTGCGGTGTCATGTTCGGTGTATAGACAACGTTCAGGCCGGGCGTGCGCGGGACGTTTAGCTCGGCCTGGTCGTTGACCAGCATCGCTAGGGGAGCGGTCGAGGGGTGCTCGGTCAGCGGGATCAGGCGGCCCAGGTTGGTGGAAGTGCCTTCGTAGAGGCCGTGGAGGATCACACCATTACCGGCCGCGTCGAGTTCGTGGCGTTCGAGGTGTCGGATGAAGTGCGAGCCGTCGGAAGCAAGATCCGTCCAGAAAGTCACGGCGACCAGGCGGCCCCATCTAAACTCGGGCAGGGCTGCGTCTGCGTCAACCACGGATAGGAACGGGCGGGAGAGGATAGCCGGATCCCAGGTTACGCGGGTGTAGCGGCCGCCCAGGGCTGCGGCCGTCTCCGCACCGGTGATGAGGGCTTCTAACAGTCCGTCATCCTTGTATCGCTCGATCTGGTCAGAGGTGGCCTTGTTAATGGCCGTGATACGCGGCGGGGTGGAGTAGAGCAGATCAGCGGAGGTTGCGCAGATGTCGGAGGCGATAGGGATGTGAAGGTCACCGCGCGAAGGCCCGCCGTTCGAGGTGGTGTCTCGATTGCGGCCCCAGAAGAAACGGCCCACGAAGCCGGAGAGGTTGCGGCGGTGGCGGGCTTGTACTTCAGAGTCGCTACGGTAGAGGTTCCACAGTCGCTGAGGGTCGCCGATCCACCACGCCTCCCAGGTTTTCATGTCGTCCAGAAGGGCCTGGTAGCCTGCGGGCGGCCACGGCGTATTGTGGTCGGGAAGTGGCATTCGGTCCTCCTAGGTCTTATATCGGCGGTGGTCGACTCTGGCGCGCCATTTGCGCTCGGTTGTGGCCAGGGCATAACGTGCAGCGTCGAGACTGTGGTCAGCTGTCTTGATTGGTTTGTCATGGCCTTGGAGCTGGGCTTTGCTGTCCCAGCTGTAGCCGGGTATTTCGCCGATCAGCCCGGTGCATCTGTCGGAGATTTTCAAGCTGCCAGAGGCTAAGAGGCTGGCCATGAGTCTGATTCCGTAAAGCACATCGTTATCTGCGTCTGTCAGGCCCCACGCGCCATCCTGGCGGAGTTGAACTTTAAAGCTTGCGGCGGCTGGGTCGACGATGATACGGCCAGGAACCAGGTCCATGCCTGGCGCGTGCTCTTTGGTTTTCAGCCAGGTGAGCAGCCCGTCTGATTGCTGGGCATCGGTCCAGGTGCCGTGGCCTCGGTTGGTTCGGTCGATCCGGTACTCATCCACGAGGTAGAGGATGTCATCTTCACCATGTGCAAGGATCAGTCCGGCTGTGGGGTTCTGCGTGCCGTAGTCAACGCCCACGGCGTAACAGTCGGTCATCATCGGCAGGTTCTGCCAGGGCACAACGTGGGCTGAGGGATCCCACATGTCATAAACCGCGCCCTCAGCGCTCACCCACTCACCCTGGATGAAACGGCGATACCACAGCCCGGTAAACTCTCGTTTCACGCTTTCGATGTATTCCGGCTCCAGCCCGGGGTTATCGTCCATCGTGAAATGGTGGAACGCCCAGTCAATCAAGGGCTCTTGGCCTCGGTCGCGGATCTGGGCTTCAGTGTTTCCAGGCCGTGGGATCCGATCAATGAAGCCGGTTTTAAGCCAGTGACTCGGGCTGTCCGGGTTGGTTGTGGCGATGAGCTTCGCGCCGGGCACGCTGAGGCGACCTCGCAGCTGGATGAAGAAAGGTTCAGGGAGCAGCGTTGCCTCATCGACATAAGCACCGGCAAGAGTCACGCCTCGGACTTTGTTCTCGGCTGCAGCGTCGTTCGCGCCGATCAGCTGGACGCGGCGGCCCATGATGACGGCGGTATCTGACCTGGTGGAATGGCGGCCTAGTGCTCCAGGCGCGAGCATCTCGATCACGTCGAGAACGTTTCGCTGGATCGTGGTTCGCGTTTTGCCGATTATCGCCAGGTGGCCTTTGGGCGCTTGTGGGATCCAGTGGAGGAAGGCGAGAAGGCTTGAAAAGGTCTTGCCGGAGCGGATGGCTCCATCCATGAGGATGAACTTAAAAGACGGGTTGAGCATGTCTTGCCAGGCTTGGATCTGCTTAGCGGAGAGTGACACGCTCGCTGCCCTCCTTAGTCAGGTGTAGAGGCTGCGGCGGCCTTGATGGAGTTTGAGAGCAGCTGGGTAAGCATGTCGTAGGTCTCCTTAGCCTCATCTGCGGCCTTGGGTGATTCCACGCCGTGCAGTTTCTCAATCTTGGTCATGATGGCAAGGCACCGATCCATGGCGAAAAGGTCGCCCCGGACGGCTTTCTCGTAGGCGACGGCGAGCAGTTCGTCGCAGCGGTGCAGTTCGAGGTCGAGGACTTCTTCTGCGCGGTCGCGTGTGATGTCCTTCAGCGCGTCTTCCACGTACTTGTGTGCGGTGGCCACGCTGATCTTCATCGCCTTGGCGATCGCGCGGTATGGGTAGCCGGAGAGCCGCAGGCCGAGGGCCTCGTGCATCCGGTCGCGGCGTTCTTTTTTCAGCCTGGTTGTTTTCGGGCCTTCGCGTCTGGGCACGGTTGCCTCCCTCCCTGGGCATGAGTAAACCCCGGCAAGCATCAACGCTAAACCGGGGTTGGAAAGTATGTTTAAGGCCTCTAGATACACTTCTAAAGCCATTAACATACTAGCAGGGTTCACGCACTTTTCGCAAGTAGCGACACGAGCGCGCCGACGCGATAAAGAGCCGGGCCAGTGCCAGTTTTACGCGGGGCGAGCTTCCCGCGCGCAATCCAGGTTTTCACGCTCCCGAGAGGCACAGGCCTGGCTGCGACGATCTCAGCCGCGCGCCTGGCCTGCTCACGGGGTAGCCACATGTCTGCCAGCTGACCGCGTAGAGCATCCAGGGCCGCGTCCACATCGAACCTGGCCCCGCACGCCGGACAGATAGCCACAGTAGCCTCCGGAAACACGGTCACGTCCTGCTCGCACTCCGGGCAGGGGCCGACATACCGGCGCTCGGCTCGCACGGGGCTTGTGAGCATTTCCAGCCTGGCGAGAGCATATGAAAGCTCGTCCAGGAACTGCGGCGCGTCGGGCCACATGCGGAGTCTGTCTGCGCTGGACTGAATGATCCGCTTGGCTTGGTACCAGTCGCCGCTCTTGTAGGGGATCGGCGGGCAGGCGAAGTTGCGGACTTCCACCACCCAGGTGTCGAGTGAGTCTCGCATCTCGTCGATCTCAGCCATGAGGTCTACGCTCAGAGGCGGGCGTGACGTGGCTGCGCCGGAGCATCCTTGCGAGCCGTGAGAGGTGAGGGAATAGAAAGCATCTTCCATGAGGGAAGGGAGGTTGGACACTAGGCTTGCGATCCGGTTTGCGGCGCTCCGGCTGATCGTCTCGTTACGTGCGATAGCCTCACCGGTGATCGGGCAGTAGTTGGTGTTAGACATGATGGCTCCTCAGATGGTGGTGTTGTGGGAGGTGAGTTCAGCCCGCACAGCGTCGATCAGCGCGGACTGTGTTACGTCTTTGTTTTCAAGGGCTTTAATGACTCGCTCGTCAATCGTGGAGCGGGCAATGAGGTGGTGGATGGAGACCGGGAAACGCTGGCCTTGACGCGCTAAACGCGCGTTAGTCTGTTGATACAGTTCGAGACTCCACGGCACCGTGTACCAGACCAGGTGGTGGCCGCCTTCCTGCAGGTTCAGGCCGTGCCCGGCTGAGGCGGGGTGGATCAAGCCCACCGGGATACGGCTCGCGTTCCAGTCCTTCATCGAAGCCGCGTCTGAGAGCTCGCGCGCCTGGGGGAAGGCTTCGAGCAGACGTGCCAGGTCTGACTTGAACCAATAGGCAACCATGACAGGGGAGCCATTGGCGGCTTCGATCAGATCCGCTAGGGCCTCAACCTTGGCGCTGTGGATCAACTCGGCTGTGCCCTGCTCGGTGTACAGGCTCCCCGAAGCAAGCTGCATGAGCTTGTTCGACAGGCCTGCCGCGTTCTTCGCGTCTACCAGGCCGCCTGGCAGGCTTAAAAGCATCTGCTCGCCCAACTGCCTATAAGCGCGCCTGGCGGGGGCTGGAAGGTCTACAGGCACCACTGTGGAGGTGATGGGCGGGAGGTCGAGATGGTCTACCGCACTCATCGACAGGGTGATGTCGTTGATCCTGGCGTAGATCGCGAGGTCTGCGTCGTGCTTGAGCTTCCAGGTGAAGATCTGAGCGGCGCTTCTCTTATCGGGCTGGAAAAACTCTTCTCGGTAGTGGGTGAGAAAGTGCCCGAGGCGCTGACCGCCGTCGATCAGCCGGAACTGTGCCCAGATGTCTAACAGGCTGTTAGGCGCTGGCGTGCCGGTGAGCGCGACCATCCGAGTGATTTTCGGTAGCACCGACTTCAGGGCCTTGAACCGCTTTGACTGATGGTTCTTGAACGATGAAGACTCATCGAGGATCACCATGTCGAACGGCCAGGCCTTGCCGTAGTGCTCCACCAGCCAGGGAATAGTGTCCCTGCCTACCGTCGTAACCAGTGCTCCGCTCTCGATCGCCCTAGAGCGCTGTTTCGCATCCCCCACGGCGCACGCCACGTCCAGGCTGGCCAGGTGATCCCACTTCGCGGCTTCGTCCGCCCAGGTGTCGCGAGCGACTCGGAGCGGCGCGATCACCAAGACGCGGGAGACCTCAAACCGATTGAGGGTCAGGTCTTGGATCGCTGACAGGGTGATGACGGTCTTACCCAGGCCCATGTCGAGGAAGAGCGCGCAGCGCGGATGTTCCACCACGTAGTCGATGGCGGCGCGCTGGTAGTCATGCGCGTTGAATTGCATCGCACACCGCCTCTACCTCGGAGATGTCATCAAGGACCAGGCACACCGCGCCCAGACCTCGAAGCTGTTCGATCCGGATCGCCTGGACGGGCCGAGGCTTTTCACCTGGGGCCTTCACCTCTACAAAGCCGATATGCCCACCGGGCAGGATCACTACCCGGTCAGGCACACCGACCGTTGACGGCGAAACGAACTTCCAGCACACACCGCCCTTGGCGCGCACTGCTTGGATGAGTTTTTGTTCGACTGTTTTCTCTCGCATGTGAGCCTCCCGCGCTCTCGCGTCAGCAAGCTCAGCAAACTTTTCAGCAAAGTTCTAAAACGCCTATATACGTGTATATACGTGCCTATATGGGGTATATATATAGCCATTTACTCTATATAGAAAAAGTTTGCTGAGCTTGCTGACAGTTGGACTTTTCGTTGGTATTACGCCTAAAAACTGTCAGCAAACTCGTCAGCAAACTCTGGAACCATCGAATATTCAACAGAGTTTGCTGACGCTCGGAGCCATCCGAGTTTGCTGAGATTGCTGACATTTACTGAGTTTGCTGACAAGTTTGCTGACGCAAAAACTCGCGCTGTTTGCCATACGCACCCGTCGGTGCAGCGTTGGAACCCGGCTGCCAGCCGAGCCTCTTCAGCGCGTTTCCGATCCAGTAAGAGTCACGTCTCGACAGGTCTGCCTGACGCTTGTCGAGACACTCGCACCAGACCTCAATCACGCTCACACTGTCCCTTTGGACTAGCTTGCGAGGCTCGGAGTCAGGGGCGATCCCCATGAACCAGTTGCGCCTCTCAGCCGCCCCGAGCTTCGCCCAGTCGGACGTGATCGGCTTGTCTAGGAACTCCGCGATCATGCCCACACGTTCGTCCACCTCGATAGCGTCCCTCTGACGGTCTTTAGCCATCCTGGCGACTGCTCCCGTGAGGTGCAGCGGCTCACCGTCGCGTTCGAGCTTCAGTGCTTCGGCCCAGATCTGGTTCACGTCCCGGTCTTCGAGGTCCCAGGGCTTCGCGATACAATCGCCCGTCACGTCGACCGGCCACATACGGCGGTTGCCTGCGGGATCGGTGAGGAAGCCGTCCTCGGCGTTGGTGGTTCCGAAGAAAACGCACTGCCTCGGGTGGCGTGAGACTCGGCGCTCGTAGGCTCCACGGTAGATGTCATCCTGGCGGGAAAGGAAAGAACGCAAAGACTCTGTATCTGCTTTTCTCAGTCCCGCGAGCTCGCCAAACTCATGGATCCAAAAGCCTTGGAGCTTCTCGGCTGCCGTCTTATCCCGCGTGTCAGCCAGAGAAAGCGAGTCGTTGAACCAGTCTCCGCCCAGGCGCGCGATCAGCGTCGACTTGCCGATACCCTGCGGGCCTGCCAGCACCAGCATGGTGTCGAACTTGACTCCGGGGCGCTTCGCGCGGCGCACAGCTGCGCAGAGCAGCTTACGGGTGACCGCTCGCGTGTATTCGTCATCTTCAGCGCCGAGATAATCAACCAGAAGAGTGTCTACTCGCTCGATCCCGTCCCAGGCGGGCAGAGACTTCAGGTAATCACGCACGGGGTGGAACTTTCGTTCGTCAGCGACGATGGCCAAGGCGTTTTTCAGGTCTCGCTCTGCGAAACGCGCGAAACGCTCCTCCACGTAGGCCGCGAGGTTCGCGTCGTCAACGTCTCTCCAGGGGAGCGCGGGGCGCGCCCAGGGGAGAATGTCACGCACAGCAATAGAGTTCCAGAGTTCATCGTAGGCGATGCCTTTGAGGTTCGGATCGGCCCTTAGCAGCGTGACCAGGTTCGGAAGAGTGGGACGGAGCTTGCCTGCTTTGTCTGTCTCCAGATCCAGCCCAGCCATCCACTCGCCGGACTCTCCGGTCACCGTCTCGAACTCATCCACGGCCGCGAGAAGCAGCTGCGAGCGCACCTCGGGAAGCTCGGCCGCCCAGGCGGTCATCTCCTTATATGAAGGTGCTTTCCCGCCGGACGCTCCCTGAGCGTCGCGGTCCAGTTCGCCGAACTTGTGGAGCCGGACCAGGTCGAAAGCGTTGCAGAGTTGCTGACCGGCGGGGTCTGAGCCGTGGTGCGAGTAGGCAAACAAGCCGTTTTCATAGACCACTAGGCCACCGGTCGCCTCACCGGGCGTGTAGGTGTAGCGATCCTCTGAGATCGCCTCATACGCTGGGATGAACGCCTCGATAGCTTCCTGGATCGTGTATGCCTTGCAGAACGCGCCCACGATGCCGCTTTTCTCCCTAGGATCCTCTTGCTTGGAGGCTGTGGAGGCAACAACGCTGACCTGCCTGGTTGACATCGGCCAGGTGGATGCATCCTGCCAGTTCGTGTACCCGTCCAGGATCGCGTCAGGGTCCAGTGGCTCACCCTCGAACGTCAAGCACTCAAACTCGCCGTCAACCGGCGTTGAAGGCCAGTACATGAGGCGGTGCGGCTCGTAGGTTGAATCGTCGAAGTAGTCCATGCCGATACGCGAGGCGAAGCCGCGAGCAACTGGCACATATTCTTCAGCGCTGACCTCGCGGGCCAAGGGGACCACGATACGAAGGCGCGGAGCTTCTGGCGTGTGCTTGTGGGTGGTGTAGACGCAGGCCGCGCAGGTCAGTTCTTCAGCTAGGGTCAGCCACACATCCGGCGTGCCGAAGTCGATATCTAGGGCCAGGGCAGAGCGGCAGAGCACAGAGCCTTTCTTACGCCTGCCCTCGGCCAGGTGGCCTGCGACGAAGCCGCCCACGTCCTTCACGTCGGACTGCTCGGCGTGCGTCATCTTCAAGAACTGCGCGAGCGTTTCCGGCGTGCGGTGAGTTTGGGCCAGGCGTTCGCACAGCTCGGCCCAGTCAATCGTGCTGTTAAGCCACTTGGTGGAGGTGCGCCGAGGGGCTGTGGAGATTTTCAGCTGCACTGTTTTCATCCTTTCTTGTAGTAAGTCGATTCGAAGCCCTCGGCTGCGAGGGGTAGACCTTTCGACCACTTAGGGCCGCGTGACATGAGGGCGCACAGTTCATCGACTGAGCCGTGGCCGTATGGGACTTCGGTAATCACTTCGTCATGCACGTGCATCACCGTGGGATATCCGGCGGCCTCTAGCGTTGCCATGGAGTGGGCGAGCACGTCTCGGGCTGTTGCCTGGACGATGTTTTCAACCAGCTTCCCGCCGTAGGTTTCGATCCGTCCCCACTTGCGGTTAAGCCCTAGTCCCATGAACGTAATGGACTCTCCGCCGAAGCGGTTTTCACCCACGCGAGGGGAAGGGTAGATCAGCTCGCGGCCAGAGGGCAGGGCGATCACTAGCGCGCCGAGCTTCTGATAAACCTTGATCCGGCCCACCATCTGCGACGTTCCGTTTTTGATAGCTTCCAAGGCCGCGCGGTTGACATCCCACCACATCTGCGCAATACGCGGGTTAGCTTTGCGCCATGCGTCGACGATGGAGGCCATTTCATCCTCACCCAGGCCCAGCTTCTCGCCACCCATGGCTTTAAGCGCTCCCACGCCACCCTGATACCCGCAGGCGAGCACAGCGACTTTGGCACGCTGGCGCAGGGGAGAATGTTTCTTGACTTCCTGGCCGAACATGCGGGTGCCGGTCTCGCAGTAGATGTCTCCGCCGTTCTTGAACAGGTCCAGCACCCACTGTTCGCCCGCGAGCCAGGCGATGACGCGAGCCTCAATCGCGGAAAAGTCAGCGACCAGGAAGCGGCTACCAGGGGCTGCGACGAAAGCCGCGCGGATCAGCTCAGACAAGACATTAGGGGCCGATCCCCACAGCGGGCCGAGCATATCGGCTTGCCCGGCCTTGACCAGGGCGGCGGCTTCCTCCAAGTCACCGAACGTCTGGCGCGGGAGGTTCTGCACCTGGACCAGGCGGCCAGCCCAGCGCCCGGTACGGCCTGCGCCCATGAACTGGAGCAGCCCGTGTGCGCGCCCGTCCGGGCACACACAGTCGAGCATTTTCTCGTATTTTTTCACCGAAGATTTGGCGATCTCCAGACGCGCGGCCAGCACGTCAGCCACACTGCCGTCCGCCTCTTCCAGGGCCGAGGCCACGTCAGCCTTCGCCAGGGAAGGCAGCTGCGCTCCGTGCTCTTGGAGCCAGCCGAGAAGCTGCGTCACTGACTGCGGGTTTTCAACGCCCGTCCAGTGCTTCATTTGGGTATAGAGGGCTTCTTTGATCTCCCGGTCCGCCTCGACAGCCTTTGAGGCCAGCTCCACGTCGATGCCCACGCCCAGATCGTTGAACCGCTGATCCCTCCAGTAGTTCTCCCACTCGAAAGACGGCATAGGCAGGGGTGAGAGGCGCGAAGCGATAGCGCGCTCCACCTCCACGTCACGGATGCAGTAAGCCTTGAACGTCTCCCAGTCTTGCGGTGCGTGCTCAGGCAGGTTGCGGGTGCGCCCGCCGTTGGTCTTCGTCGCCTTGCACGGCTGGGA